AGCTACACGTTCGGCTCATCCTAACATCATTCAGCAGATAGCTCTAGCTGTTGCCAAGCAGAAGCCAAATGCTCGTGTTGCTATATTGCAGGATCTAAGGCTCATTGCAGGTATAGCCAAAGGCAAAAAACCAACGGCTCCCAAGCAAACTGCTGCGGCGCCAGCGGCTCCCGCTCAACCAGCACCTGCTGCCCCTGCTGCTAAACCTAGAGTAAAGGTACCAGCTGGAAGGCAACAGTCGTGAGGCACAGCGATATCATCATACCGCAGCGCTGGTTCATCACAGAAGCCAAAGCTCGCATCGATCACCCAGAAGATCTAGTGTTTGATGAAGGTGCTGCAGGCGCCAAAAGGGCATTGACAGCGCTAACGCAAGCAGCTGAACAGCCACATACCGTTACCATCAAGTGGGATGGCAGCCCTGCCTTGATATTTGGTAATGATGCAGATGGATTCACCGTCACTGACAAGAGCGGATTTGGTAGCAAAAAACCTGGAGGCATGCCACGCAGCGCAAGCGAGTTGGATACCATGCTTTTCATGCGTAAACCAGACCAACCAGGCAGGCAAGATTATGCCAAGAGTATCGCAGGTATGTATGGCATGCTCAAGAAAGCAGTGCCGGAGGACATGCAGGGATATCTCGAAGGTGATGTCCTATGGACGAAAACACCAGAAATCATCGACGGTCATTATGTGTTTATGCCTAACAAGATAACCTATCGCATACCAGTAGATAGCCCGCTTGGAAAGCGCATTGGCAAGAGCCGTGCCGGTATAGCAGTACACAGCAAGTTTGATAGCCGTGAGGATGACGAGCCTCGTGCAATAGGCGATATAGGCAATAGCGGGCTGCGAGAGTCACCTGGATTGGTCATAATGGGACCAGAGATACGCGATCTCGAGAGCACAGCGCTACCAACAAAGCTGATCACTTCTTTGAATAATTTTATCAACAGCAACAAAGCCAGCATTGACAAGTTCTTGGATCCTGCAAGCTTGGCAGTACGACAATTGACCAACCTACCAGACCTAATGAAAAAATACGTGAACAGCAGAGCCTATGCCGGTGCGCATGGTCTGGCAGATGCAGCCAACGGTTTCATTTCGTGGGCCAAGAGCAACACCAAGGACATCACTGAACGCAAACGTGAGAATCTCTTGTCTTGGATTGCTGAGAACCCCAAGGGCTACGGAGCAGCCTGGATGGTGGCTGATCAATTGACCAAGCTAAAGGATCAGCTAAAACAAAACGTTGATGCACAGGTTGGCGGTACCGTTAGGGCTGATCTCAGAGACGTTCCTGGACACGAAGGATATGTGGCAGACACACCAAGCGGAAAGATCAAGCTGGTAAATCGCCCGCACTTCATGAAGAAGGAGCCAGCGTGAAACTGTCGTTGATCAACACCCTGGATGAGAATCAGCTGTTACGCAATAGAAATCCTCACAATTTCAATGCCAAAGACATGGCAGAGTTGGCTTTCGTATACTTGAATGCTCTACACATAATGCGCAGCGAATATGAGACAGCGCCATTTGCACAAGCATATGCTCGTCGCACCATGAGCCATAGCAATTTTGATCGCGAGGATCGTCAAAACACTGATCTATATCAATTCCTGCATGTGATCAGGGATCACGACAGCGTGGTTGGAAAACAGTTAAACCATCCAGAGGCCAACGATCTATTCTGGCATCAGGTACATTTCAATGGTGCTAGCACTAGGCAGCTTTTGACAGCTATGAGCCGTCCTACCTATGACGGTTCATTGGCTAGGCGCCTGTTGATGAACATAGAGCAACAGCTGCACATCACCAACAGCAACTATCGCAGCGTTCGTCGCCTTGCTAGCGAATGGGATACAGGCAAGCTTGATACAGAGCAAAAGCAGCTCACAGTAACCAGATTGTTGCAGGCTCTGCGTGCTAAAGCTCGCATGGGAGACATAATCAATCAATTCCAGCATCTGGCACACGTCAATAGGTATGAATTACATGGTGTAAATGATGCAGAAACTGGCGGTGCACCTGTAGCATCAGTAAATAAACACGGCGGATTTGGATTGCTAAAAGGTTTGGCCATTGCCGCGGGTATAGCAGCAGCAGATGCACTTATAAGGAAGGCAGCCAAGACATGAGGATCAGAGATCTAGTCAAGAAAGATGATGATTTCTTAGACATGGTAGAAAGCGCAAGTGGCGGTGCTACCAGCGCAGGAAACATCGCAAGCGTAGCTAATCCCATGGGAAACATAAACCGTCGTCCCAGCCTTTTTGGCTACATTCCTTACGAAGAACCCAAGCAACCAGCCAAGAAGACCAAACGGTCTAGCAAGCGCAGCTGATTTAGCCTGCGGTATAAATAATCACAGCAAAACAATTTTGCATTAACTCTTAAGGAGAGAGAAAATGACCGATCAAGTAAATGGTAACTACCAGGCTGGTTCGTTCCTCAGTGGACAGCCACAGTGGTGGGCATTCGCCACCCTGGTTCCAGTTAGCCAGACCAACGTTGACACTCCAGTTGTTGACCTTCCTGGTTATCAAACCTATGCTACCCTTGGCACATGGACCAACGTCACTGTAACCAATGGTGCAGGCGTACCAACAACATACAGCAGCCTCAATGCATACCTCGATGCTTTCTATCAGCAGCAGAACTACAACATCCTCGTGAACACCTTCGCAGGACGTGGTAACCCAGTGCAGGTTGGCATCAGCACGCTGCCAAGCAGCATCAACGGTGCAACCATCAACGCACACACCAGCGTTTACTTCGCTCAGGCTGGTTACTACAACAACAACGCTTCAGTAAGCAGCGTGTTCGGTAGCAGCTACACCACTGGACTCACGATCACCATCGTGACAGTGAGCACTGAAAAGAATAACATCTGGGAAGCTTATGGTTACAACAACTATGGCACCACCACAGCTGACAACACCAACCAGAATGGTTACCTTGTTCTCAGCAACAATGCACTCTATGGCGGTCTCGATGGACTATACTGCTATGACACGCAGAGCACTCAGGTTCTCAGCGGTTCAACCAACAGCAGCGCATATGCATTGAACAACACGTTCGCTACCACGAACACTGTTGCTCCATACGTCAACACCTGGAACACCAGCAGCACCAGCCTCACCAACACGATGGCTGCTCTCACTGGCATCCTCCCAGGCGGCTTGATCTAATAGATCAACCCACAGGTTAACAATACAGGAAGGGCACCTCCGGGTGCCCTTTCGCATGAATAGGCACTAAATATCTCACGGGGAGAGCATGCAATGTTGCTGGATGAAGTATTTGAAGGTGTCAAGCGCATCAAGCGAGCCTGGGTCCGTAAGGATGGTCAGCTAGCCAAGGTTGATCGTGAAGTAGGACCGCAGCGCGACTTACCAAAGCTCCCTAAACCAATGTTCCCTATCAAGAAACCAAGGTACGCTGACCCCAATGCTTGAATTCATACGTACCATAACCTCGGAGGATGATGACATGAGACGTCTCAAGAAATTCGCACAGGTAGATCTAAATGGCGCGGAAGGTCTCTACGAGACCACTGCTGACCGTTTCAGCCGCCAAGCGAAGCATCATCTCAGCCAAGGAGAGATAGCATCTGCTGCCTTGATACCTCAGTATGAGGTTGGTGAACAAGTGATATATGAAGGCAAGATAACACAAGTGCGTGTGGCACAGGGACCACGTAATACCGTGGGCATTTTAGATAAAGGACACCTCAAGATGGTGCATGAGACCAAGATAAGCAAGAAAATAGAAGAAGGTGTGCTTGGTGGTGTGCAGGCCATGCCTGCACTCAATCGCATGATGCAACTAGCGGGTTTGGAAAACAGCGGTGCGGTGATTGCTGAAGAAACGCTTGTAGAAGACATGGGCAATGACATGTTGAGCAAGCTGGTAACACAGGCAGAAAACATGCCGCAGTACAAGGGCAATGCAGAAGCAGCACGCTTCTATGTAATAGGTAGCTTGCTCAGTGCTATCAGCGGCAGCGTAAAAGCAAATCCGCCACAGACTGCAGCTGGTCAGAAAAAGCAACAGGAATTGAATGCGCTGGCAGTCATGGGTGCTGATCTCATCAAGAGCGCACAGGACATGACCAAAGCCAAAGCAGCACCAGCAGCAGCAGGGACGGCACCGACAGAATGAAATTCCTTGAGATCACAGGCGGATTGATGGTACCAGTCAGCAATGACGAACTGCTAGTGAGCGAACGTGTTCGTGGACACGGCGCTCCTCTGCCTCGCAAGGAACTTAACGAGCGTGAACAGGAACTGGCTAGGCAGCTGGTACACAGAGGGGTGCTGGATCGAGCATTTATTGACGGGCGAACCTATTACACCTACAATGAAGTTGAATATGTGGAGAGAGACTGATGACAGTGGTCACTGACGCAGAACGCGAAGCGATGGCTCGCATGATGGCAATCATGAACGGCGAGACACCGCCGCCAGCGCCAACAGGATCTCAGATGGTCACTGAAAGCCTCAGCACTGAAGGCGGGCCTGGCAGTCCTAGCCAAGCTGAGATCCATGCCATGGCCAAGGTGTTGGAAAGCCTCAGCAAGGTAACCAACGAAGTCATAATGGAAAGCAGCCCAGATGAAAGGCTTGCTGTAAAGACTCGCCGCGACAGCAACAGCGTGAGCGTGGGTGAGTATAAGATAGAGATATATCTGAACGAACAACGCGCAGCAGGCAAGCAATATTACAGCATACAACACACTGGCACCGGCACTGTGATCGCCGACGACATCACGCTGTACGAAGTTGCACTAGCAGCAGTGAAAATGTTGAACAGCAACAAATATGTCAACAATCCAACCGTACGTCGCTTGTTTGAGTTGGATGATCGCTACACCAGCTGCAAGATAGATGCTATGAGTAGCAAGCAGGCACAGAAGCGTGCTGAAAAACGCGGCGACATGATCAAGGAAGACATATACGCAACCAAGTTCCAGAAGGCATTAGACACTGCTGGTGCCATCAAGCGCGACATAAAGGCGATCCTCGAAGATGCCAGTAAAGCTAACAGATAAAGCCATAGAGCGTTTTGGTCAGCTGCGTGAGAATAACGCAGGAGATCCTCGCATAGAAATACGTTCAGGCGGCTGCAATGGATTTGAAAAACGTTTTAGTTTTGACATGCGCCAGTCTGATGACATGGTGATAGAAACCGTCTCCGGACCAGTGATAATAGATCCAATGAGCTACGATATGTTAGACAACGCTACAGTCGATTACCGTACCGATCTATCAGGAGCTTACTTCTCGATAGACATACCAGAAGCTGCTAGTACCTGTGGTTGCGGTACCAGTTTCAGTCTCTGATTACTGTCCTTCCTTCCCAGCTATAGCTAAATAAATACCAGCAATCCAAGCAATAAGGCCGGCTGGCCAGGAGAGGTTTCCATGTTCGTTGATGATGTAAAGACAAGCGCAGAGCACAGGCTCGCCCAGATAGCTCACACGCTCAAGCATGTGTATGACACAGAACTAGCGCTGGATGAGGCAAGCATAGATGATCTCGCCGCACTGCATGACAGCAGCGAAATTGTTAAAAACAGCATCGTTAGCGAGAGCGCTTTTAACAGCTGGCACAGCAACCCAACATATACAAAGCACATGTTGATCATGGAAGCTGTGCGCTTGTATCTCACAGAGATAGCACCAAAGCGCCGTCCTCGAAACCTGCGCGAAAGCGATGAGTCTACACTCAATGAGAGCCATGCTAGCAAAGTAGGACGTTGGATGATGGATTTTGCTGAGAAGGCCAACACCAAGGATGACAAGCTGCTGGCCATGCTCAACAGCTTTGGTCGCGTTGGAGAAGACCTAGTGCGACTAGGACAACCGTTCTCTCCAAAGACCATGAAGGATCTCATAGCCTATTACGAAGCTCGCATTGGTGACAAGAACGACGACGAAGACGATCGCAGGCAGGCCAAGGAAAACCTCATGGCACTGCGCATGGGACACAAGATGTATGACAAGCATCACGCCAAGAAGACTGAAGAGAGCGCACCAGTCGAGGAGGAAACAGTGGCACACATGGCAGACAAGGGTGCAGCGGCACATAGCATGGATCCAGAGCTTGCAGCACTGATGAAGAAATATGGTGTTGACGCCGGCCATGAGATGGACGAAATGTTCTTCTTTGCACCAGACAGGAGCCCAGAAGGGAAGCGTGCTATGAACAAGCCGCAAGACGTGCTAGGTCGCCGACCAGCAGGCGGCATAGCCAAGACGCCGCATGATTTCAAAAACATGAAAAAAGATCCACGCATGAGCAAGTTCTATCCACTAGGCGGACCCAAGGGTGCATTACCAGAAGAGATAACGGACGAAGGCAATGAATTCACGGGTGCATTGGCAGCTGCCAAAGCTTCTGGTAAGGACGAGTTTGAAGTTGATGGCAAGACATACAAGGTAACAGAGAACATGAAAAGCAAGATTGGCCAAGCCATACATGAAGATCACATGCAGAGCCACGATTACCAGGCTAGCATGGCACGCAGCGAGCTCTATCGCAACGTGAAGTATGGTATGGACATGCTGAAGATGATTAACAAGGACGAAGAGATTGAACCTTGGATTGCAGCTAACCTCACCAGCGCAGCAGCTATGCTTGACAAGATATATCACTACATGGATTACTACATGCACGCTGAACCAGGTGTCTTGGGTGAAGATGCACCATTGCCTGATTACAGCATGGACGACGAGCCAATGGATGCCGATGATGAAGAACTAGGCGAGACCAGTGGCAGCATCGCTCGCATGAACCTGCTACAGATAGTAGAGGACAGCATGAATCTGTTCCACATGATACAGCCAGGTGACCACCTCGAGGGTTGGGTAGCAATGAAGCTGACCAAGGCCAGCGGCGCAATCAGCGGTGCCAAGCACTTCCTCGATTACAAGCAATTTGAAAAGCATGCTGGCGAAGATGTTGGCATGGAAGAAAGCCGTTATGGCTTGGTAGCACGCATGCTACGCGAAGCTGCTGAGACTCCTGAACAGGATCTACAGCAGGCACAGACTCTTATCGCTGCCAAGAGCATCAGCGATGACCTGCAGAGCATGGCAGAGAAGGTAGCACGCATGGGTGTAGACGATCTCATGCCGCTGGTTGACACCATGAAGACACAGTTTGGTCCAGAAGCTGCAGATGCTTACAAAGAAGTGATGAAGAAACAGCTGGAAGATCTGTTGCAGAGCGTGCAGACTGCCAAGGATCAGAGCGATGATGCAGTGCTTGCGCTGCAAGGCGGTGGCATACCCGGACAGGGTGCTAGCGACATCGAAAATGTTGGAATGGAACCAGGCACTGCACCAGAAGCAGGTAACGGAGATGGCATGGGAACCATGCCAGCAGCAGCAGGCGGTGAAGAGCCTCTTGGACGAGCCAAAAAAGCTGCGCCAGGCGAAGAAGAGATTGAAGGTTTAGCAGAAAGCCGCAAGAAAGTAGCTGAGAAGTGGGGCACTGAGATGCACACTGCTGAGAAGGACAAGGGCAAGTGGGATGGTTATACCATAGCAGATCTCAAGGCCAAGAAGAAGAAGCTGATGGACAAGGAAGAGCGCACAGCTGCTGAGCAGAAGACTGTGAAGCAGATTGATTTTGCTATACGTGCCAAGCAGAAGAACAAGTGGGGCAAGGTCGCAGAAGCCAAGGGCAAGAAGCCAGATTTTCTTGACATCGACGGCGACGGTGACACGAAAGAACCCATGACCAAGGCTATCAAGGACAAGGCTAAGGACAAGAACAAGAAAGTTGACGAAGCTGCTAAGAAGAGCAAGAGCCCATTTGCCATAGGCATGTGGCAGGCCAAGAAAGAAGCTGGCATGGATCCAGATAAGCCTGCACACGATCTTCCAAAGAAAGTAGTTAAGAAGGCACATGAGATTGGCAAGAAGATCGAAGGTACCGACGAAAGCATCGCACGTCTCGGCAAACTGGTTGAGAAGGCACTGCGCGGTAAGCGCAAGTATGAAGCCGATCTAGCAGAACATCGCAAGCAGTTTTCTCAACGTGTAAACGAGGGTAAGGTCAAGGATCTGCTCAAGACAGGTCAAGGATTGGAAGGTGATCTCTTAGAAAAGAAGATCGCAGAAGTCACTGCTATGGCAGCCGATCTTAACCAACAGATCCGTGTGCTTGAAGCTGACAGCAATGCGAAATTGCTTGCTGCCATCAAGGAAGAGCGCAAAGCCGCACGTTTTGCCACAGCCAAGGCCACAAAGCCATGGGGTGTGATGTATGAGTCACAGGGCAAGCGCAAGACCAAGTTCTTTGAAGATCAGAAGGCACGCGATTATTGGGCACAGCTAAATGATAGCTTGCAACCTGCACTGATCAATCCTGAGCACTTTGATCGCGTAACAGCTAAGTGAATCGGTGAATACTGATGAGATACAGCGAGATATCTAGCCTACCCAGCAGTCCGGAAGAAGCAGAGAATGCTATGTTGGATCTCATCAGCGTTTATCGCAGCAAAGATGAGCCCGGCATACCCATGGACGAGATACTCAGCGTGCTTCATAACTCGGGGTTTGATGCTAATCCTCGCTGGGTGATGGATAATCTCAAGGACAAGAGCGGCGTGAAGCGCATCACGCCAAAAGAAGTGATCTTGCAGCAAGATGAATTGCCAGACAGCGAAGCATCGGATGACGAAGCAGCTAAGAGTGAAGACAAGGTTAGCAAGATGGCAGCCAAGGCAGCAAGGAAAGGCGTGAAAGATGCCAACTAATTACACTACCACTGCCAACAGCATATTCATAACAGCAGCTGATGCGCGACAGAATCCAATACGCGAACGAGTAGTGTTTGACGAGGGCACTGCTATCAGTGCTGCTATCTTGGAAGCAGTACGTACAGGTTTTTATAATGCTCTAGTGAATGACGGCACTACGATGACACAGAACTACGGTGTCACTGAGCCGGTGGTATCAATAAATGATTCAACTGGCACGTTTGAAGTGCCAAACCATCCATGGAACACAGGCGATGCTGTTTTTGTAAACAGCACAGGTGAACTACCAAGTCCATTGGCTATTAGCACCATATACTACGTGATATACGTAGATGAAAATAACATAAGGTTGGCTA